ATTTACCAAGAAGAAAAGAATTATTAGGAGAGGATAAATAATGAATATGAGACTTAAAGCATTAAGAATGGCTTTTAAAGTATTAAAAAAATATGCTGATAAAGACCCCTCTTTAATAGAAGGAATTAAAAAATTAGATAGAAAAGGTATAATAAAACTTGCAAGAGAAGTGCAAGATAAAAAACTTACAAAGTTTAAAAAACCATCAGATATGACAAGAAAATCATACTTTGTTGAAAAATTTGAAGAAGAAGCAAAAAAAGATTTTTTAAAACCAAAAATAATTTCAATTACTGATAAAGTTAAAAAAACAAAAAGTAGTAAAAAACCAAATTTAAAAGTCGTTAAAAGAAAAGGTGGACAAATAGGAGATAAACTTGTTCAATCTTTTTATGATTAGGAGAGGATAAATAATGGCAGTAGAAAAAAATCCATTTGAGAAAAAAGAAGAAACAACAAATGTAGTATCTATTAATGCTACAGCACCTGAAGATGAAAATGTATCTTTTGAAGTAGATACTGATGGTGGAGTTACAGTAAACTTTGGTGAAGAGAATATACAAGAAGAAGTAACAGCAAAAGAATACTATACTAATCTAGCAGATGATATGGATGAAGAAGTATTAAAAGATGTTGCACAAACAGTTATTGGAAACTTTCAAGCAGATAAAGATTCTAGGGCAGAGTGGGACTCTATGTTTGAAAGAGGTTTTGATTTATTAGGATTAAAACTAGAAGATGCTACAGAACCTTTTGAAGGTGCTTGTACTGCAGTTCACCCATTATTAATAGAGTCTGCAGTGAAGTTTCAATCTAAAGCATCACAAGAATTATTTCCTGTAGGTGGGCCAGTAAAGGCACAGATATTAGGAACACAATCTGTAGAAAGACAAGAGCAGGCAAATAGAGTTCAAAACTTTATGAACTATCAGTTGACTGAACAAATGCCAGAATACTTTGATGAGTTTGAAAGAATGTTATTTCATTTACCATTAATAGGTTCTGCTATTAAAAAAGTTTATTATGATGCTGGTATAGAAAGACCAGTATCAGAGTTTGTACCTATTGACCAATTTTATGTATCATACTATGCAAGTAATTTAAGAAAAGCAGATAGGTACACACACGTTATATATCGTAATCCTGTAGATATGCAAAAAGATATTGAGTCTGGTATTTATTCAGATGTTGAATTACCAGAAGCATCTTATCCTAATCAAACTAATCTATCAGAAAAATTAAATACTATTATGGGACTATCACCTACTGCAGAACATGACCCACAATATGTATTACTAGAACAACATTTACATCTTGATATTCCTGACCCAGAATGTCAAGAAGGTGAGTTTGCTCCTTACATTGTAACTGTAGAACAGGAGTCTCGCCAAATATTAAGTATTCGTAGAAACTATAAAGCCGGTGATACAAATAAAGAAAAAAGGATGCATTTTGTCCATTATAAATTTGTACCAGGGTTTAGTTTTTATGGGTTAGGCTTGATACACTTCTTAGGTAATCTAACCATGACAGCAACTGCAGCTATGCGAAGTCTCGTAGATGCTGGACAGTTTGCTAATTTACCTGGAGGTTTCAAGGCAAAAGGAGTAAGAATGGTGGGCGATAATGAACCTATTGCTCCTGGTGAGTTCAAGGAGGTCGAAGCAACAGGTATAGACTTACAAAAGGCTATAGTTCCTCTCCCTTACAAAGAGCCTTCCTCAGTGCTATACAATATGCTTGGATTTGTAACTGCTGCTGGACAGAAGTTTGCAGACAGCACAGAACAAATAGTTTCTGATGCTGCCTCCTCTGGACCTGTGGGTACCACTATGGCTTTACTAGAAGCATCTAGTAAATTCTTTTCTGGTATCCATAAACGATTACATAAATCACAAAGAGATGAATTTAAAATTATTGCAGAAATAGATTATGATTATCTACCTACAGAATATCCTTATGATGTTCCTAATGCAAGTAGAGAAATATTTAAAAAAGATTTTGATGGTGCAGTAGATGTTGTACCTGTAAGTGACCCTAACATACCTTCTAATGCACATAGAATGATGTTAGCAAATATGGCATTACAAATGGCACAACAGTCACCACCAGGTATGTTTAACCTTGAAGCATTAAATAGAACAATATTAAATGCTGCTAATATGCCTAACATAGAAGAGATATTACCACAAGCACCAAAGCCACAACCTTTAGACCCAGTATCAGATATTGCTGCTGCTACAAAAGGTTTTCCAATATCTGCATTTATGGGACAAAATCATGATGCACATATCCAAGTAAAGATGTCATACTTACAAGACCCTGCAAATGGAGCAAGTCCTATTATGGTTCGAGTAAAACCAATCTTAGAAGCAAATATACAAGAACATTCTATTATGAAATATCAAGAACAAATGAATGGTACAACGCAAGCTATGTTAGAACAAATACCAGAGGCACAAAGAAATCCAACAGCTATAGAAGCAGTAATGGCTGCGGCAGCACAAGATGTATTAAATGCAAATAAACAAGGACCTGCTATGTCACCAGAACAACAACTGGTTGCATTAGAGCAGGCAAAAGTAGAATTAGAAAAAGAAAAACTAAAATTAGATGCTGCAAAAGAAAATGCAAAGATATCTATAGAAGCACAAGAGTTAGATATTAAACGTCAAGCACAAATGTTAGATGCACAACATAAAGGTATTAGTACATCCTTAAAAGCACAAAAGAGTGTTGATGATAGAACTAGCAGAGAGGCCTTGAAACAATTAGACATAATGACTAAATTATCTATAGAGGAAGAAAAAATACAATTAGAACAACAAAAATTATTATTTGATTCTGCAAAGAAACAAGCAGATGTAGAACAAAAAGAAAGTAAAGACGTATTAACTTTTATAAATAAAAATAAATAGTTTTCTAGGATTATTAATTTTTACTGACTGACCTAGCAGACAAGCCAAGACAGTAAAACACAAAAGGAGAATAAAATGGCAAACACAACTTTTAATGGACCAGTTAGGTCTACCAAAGGTTTTCAAATAGCAACGAAAGATGCAAGTTCAGATGTTGAAACAACAAGAATGAGTTCAGGTATGCCTGACTTAACTGGTTTATCACTTACTGATACAGCTACTGGTGCAAATATTACTTTAGTTGATAACTCATTAAATGTAGTTGATTATACTGGTGCAGCAGCTTGTGCAGCAGCTTTACCTGCAGCAACACAAGGTTCTGTATGTATTTATGTGCAAGCAAAAGATACAACTGGTGGAACAAATACTTTAACATTTAATGCTGCTGGAGATGATGTTTGGGCAACTGGTTCAGTTATTGAATCAAGAGGAAGCTCTGAAGTAACATTTGATATTTCTGCAGCAGGTGAAACTCAATTAGTTTTCACTCCTGCTAATGCAGCTACTAATCTTTTTACAACTGGAAGCATGATAGCTTTTATTTGTTATGAAAAAGGTACATGGCATATAGCATCTAAGATGGGTGGAGCAGATGATGCTACTACTGGTGCTTTTGCATTTGCAGCATAATATATGGAAATATTTGACGAAGTATTAAAAGCCTATAGTGAGGAATCTAGAAATCTAAAAGAAACATTAGGTAATGGTTCTGCAGAAGACTACCCTCACTATAGGCAATTAGTTGGTTCTATTGCAAGTATAGAATGGGCCACACAAACATTAAAAAAAATTTTAAAAAAACGAATGGAGGATGATTAATGCAACAAGTAGCATTAGGAAACGCAATAAAGAATAGTTCTTGGATATCTGATGATAATAAATTAGACCCAGATATATTACCAGAATTACCAGGATATCATGTTTTAGTTAGACCTATAAGTATTAAAGAAAAAACTAAAGGTGGTATATTATTACCAGATGCTGTAAAAGATGATATGGCTTATTTAACTACAGTTGGTAGAGTAATAAAAATAGGAGACTTAGCTTATAAAGATAAAGATAAATTTCCAAATGGACCTTGGTGTAAAGAAGATGATTATATTTGTTATGGTAAACATGCCGGACAAAAATTATTTTATAAAGGTATTAAATTATTATTATTATTTGATGACCAGATAATAATGAAAGTTGGAGACCCAACACATTTAGACCCAACATTTAATTTAACAAAAATGTAAATAATAGTTGCATTAATATAAAATGTATGCTATACTTATTATGAGAAGCACGTAATGCGTTTGTTTCGTGCACAACGGAGGATAACATGGAAGATAATTGGAGTGAGGTAGATACCTCTCAAAAAAAAGAAGAACCTAAAGTAGAATTTGAAGTAGAAGAAAAAGAGCCAACAAAAGTTGAGGCACAGCCTGAACCAGTTCAAGAAAAAAAAGAAGAGCCTAAAAAAGAAGAACCACAAGAATTAGATGGTATTCAAACTAAAGGTGCAGAAAAAAGAATTAGACAGTTAATACGTCAAAGAAAAGAAAGAGACGAACAGATAGCTGATTTAATTAAACAGAATGAAAAATTAAAAAGTTCATATCAAACAAAAGAAACCGAGTTTAATAAAGTTAATAAATTAAACTTAGATGCAACAGAAAAACAATTAAAAGATAAATTAGATTTAGCAAGAAGTGCATATGCAGATGCTTTTGAAGCACAAGACAAAGAAAAATTATTAAAAGCACAAGAAGCATTAAATGAAGCACAAACTGATTTAAAAAATGTTGCAGTAACAAAAAGTAAATTTATTGAACAGCCAACACAAAAAGAACAGGCAACACAACCAACACAACAACAACCTGTTCAACCAGACCCAAGAGCAGTTGATTGGCAATCAAATAATGAATGGTTTGGTAAAGATAACATCATGACTGCATCAGCTTTAGCAATAGATGCTGAACTTAAAAATGAAGGATATAATCCTACTGATGAAGATTTTTATGATGAGATTGATAAAAGGATTCGTACAGCTTTTCCTCATAAATTTAATACACAGGAAGAGCCAGTACAAAAAGAACGAAATGATGGTTCGTCATCACCATCTCAAGTAGTTGCAGGAGGGTCACGTTCCTCTCCTAACCCTAAGAAAGTTAAACTATCTCAAGAAGATGTTCGACTAGCTAATAAATGGGGAATACCACTTGAACAGTATGCTGCCGAAAAGATGAAGGTAACGAAGTCTGAAGGTGACTATACAACAATAAATATGCAACGTGGAGGTAAATAATGACACGAGTAAACACACGTAGTTCTCAAACAAGGGAAACTAACGAAAGAGCACAAACGGATTATGTATTTGAAGAACCCTCTATAACTAACATTCCAAATGTAGTTGAAGAGAAGTTTAAAAATTCAGGCATGACCTTGGGATGGCTTCGAATTGATTTAAAAGGTAATGAAGATTATCAAAATATCGGTAAGAAACAACAACAAGGCTGGGAGTTTGTTACTCCAGAGGAGGTACCAGAAATGGGAGCAACTTCTGTCGTGAGGAAGGAAGGTCGCTATGCTGGTGTAGTCTGTCGTGGAGACTTAGCGTTAGGTAAGATACCTACGTTTAAACTAGATGCGAAAAAAGCCCATTACTTAAAGAAGTCTCATGAAATGATGGATGCAGTTAATCAACAATTAATGAGTCAATCAAATTCACAGGCACCTATAAGTAATACAAGTAAGAGTTCTGTTACGAAAGGAAGAAGACCTTCGTTTCAGGATTAATTTTTTAACAACTTTTTTTCTTAAAGGAGAATTATTATGGCTACAAGTCTTAATCCATTTGGTTTTCTCCCTGCTCGAAAAAGAGATGGTCAGCCAAACACTGAAGGTTACGGACAGATAGTACAACCTGTTTCAAATTCAGCTATTGGTATCGTATCACTTCTTCCAAATGATATATATGCTGGAGATTTGATTGTTATTGATACTGCTGGAACTATTACACCTTTAGCTTCAACATCATTGAAGCCTTCTGGTGTTTTTCAGGGATGCCAATATGTAGAAAATGGAGAACCAAAATTTTCTAGATTTTTCCCTGGTGGAACATGTGTTACTGATGTTAAACTTCATGTCATTACAGACCCTGCACAAACTTATTTTGTTCAAGCAGATTCTACCTTATCTGATGGTGAGATTGGTATTGTAAACAGTTATACTGCAACTGTGTCAGCCGCTGATGCTGGTAGCAGAATTACTGGTCAATCAAACTATAGATTAGTAGGAGCTCCAGTTGGAGTTGCTGTTGAAATAGGTGCACATGCAAGAGTTGTTGGCAGAAAAGACATTGATGGCGATTCCGTTAATGGAAACGTAACTGACACTGACCAATTCCCAATCGTTGAAGTTTATTTAAGTGGACACAGAAGTAATTTTGTGAAAGCTCAAGTTTCAACATCTGTATAATAACTAGGAAAGGATAATATAAAATGGCTATAAATAGAGCTGCTATTAGTAAAGAGCTCCTTCCTGGATTGAATGCAGTCTTTGGAATGGAGTACGGAGAAGTTAATAACGAACATGAGCCTCTATATGATATAGAGAACTCAGACAGGTCTTTTGAAGAGGAAGTCCTCTTTACAGGATTTGGTACCGCACCAACTAAATTAGAAGGTGCTGCTGTAACTTTTGATAATGCAAGTGAAAGTTATGTCGCAAGATATAACAATGAAACTATCGCATTAGCTTTTGCTATTACTGAAGAAGCTATGGAGGATAACCTCTATGACACTTTTTCAAAGTTAAGAGCAAGAGGGTTAGCTAGAGCAATGGCAAATACAAAGCAACAGAAAGCTGCTGCAGTTTTCAATAATGCTTTTACTGCTGGTGCTTCTGCTATAGGTGATGGACAATCATTTATTAGTACAGCACACCCAACAATCGTTGGCGGAACTCAAAGTAATAAAGCAAACAATGGTACAAATGCTGACTTATCTCAAACTACACTCGAAACAACTTTAATACAAGTACAACAACTTAAAGATGATAGAGGTATTTTGATTGGAGCAGGAACAGTATCATTGCACGTGCCTAACGATTTAATCTTTGTTGCTGATGTTATTTTAAACACCCCAGGTACAACTGGAAGTGCAGACAATGACCTCAACAGTTTACGAAACATGGGCTTAGTGCCTAATGGTTTCTTCGTAAATAGAAGATTCAATGACCCAGATGCGTATTTTGTAAAAACTGACGTTCCTAATGGTAACAAGATGTTCGTTAGAACACCTTTACAAACAAAAATGGAACCTGATTTCGATACCGGAAACATCAGATTTAAAGCAAGAGAAAGATATTCTTTTGGTGTGTCTGACTGGAGAGGGTACTTCGGAAACCCAGGAGTCTAATAGTAAATTATGGGAAGGTATGAGTTACTCTGCCTTCCTATACTAATATCAAGGAAATAATATGACAACAAACATTACATCAAAATTTATACAAGGTACTGGTGTAGCAGTAACTACAGAAGGTGATACTCGTATTTTAGCGATACATGCTTTCTCTACTGTTAATGGTACATTTGATATTGAAGACTCTAAAGGTAGTAAAATTAAGTTTCAAGTTCCTGCAAGTGGTCAAGCAGATATTTATATAGGAGAGTTAGGTATTAGGTGTAGAGGTACAGTAAGTGTATCATCTCCTGGTGCTAATGGTGGTGTAACTTTAATAGTAGGATAACACATGCCTTCATTTTCATTTTTAAAAACAGATTTAATTAATACTACTGAAAATGATTCTTCTGAATATGAAAGTCAGATACCTAATATTGTAGAAAGAGCAGAAAGTAGATTAATGAAAGAACTAGATGATTCTGGTTTAGATAATTATTCTACATTTACTTTTACTGCAGGAAACCCAATAGTTTCTGTTCCTGATGGAACATTAGTTGTTCGTAATGTAAATTACAAAACAAGTGTCTCTTCTAATATTACAACACTATTACAGAGACCATATGAATATGCAATAGATTATTTTCCACATGCAAGTGCATCTACAGGAACACCAAGATACTATGCAAGGAAAAATAACACAGAGATTTATGTTGTACCTACACCATCTTCAGCACTTAGTGGTGAGATACAAGTTACAAAAAGACCTTTAGCATTAGCTAGTGCTACAGGTACAAGTGCCACAACATCAAACTATTTTAGCGAGTTTTGCTATAATGCTTTGTTTGATGCATGCATGGTAGAGTCCATGATATTTATGAAGAACTATTCTTTAGTTCCTGTTATGGAACAAAAGTATCAAGGTTCTATTAATGGTTTACGTAATCAAGCTAGAAGAACTAGAAGAGATGATATGGAAACACCATCTAATCAATTAGGTGGCCCAACACCAATAGTTAAGAATGCAGACTAATGAGTATTAATAGAAGTAATATAAAACTACAAGTAACAAGAGGCAATAAAATGAAAATGAAAAAAAGAAAAACAGGTGGTTCTTTTCCAGATGTAACTGGAGATAATAAAACAACTATGAAAGATGTTTTAGTTAAACGAGGTGTATTAGAAAAAAAAGGTGATAAGTTTGTAGTTTCAAAAAAACAAAAAGGTGGTGTTATTAAAGCACAAAGTGGAACTGGAAAAGACCCTATACTTTCAAAAGAAGAAAGAAGTAAAGAAGGTATGAAACCTAAGCCAGGTACAAAAGGTGGTGCAATAGGTAAAAGAAAATATAAAGGTCTAACTAGAAAACCTTTAGATGCTTTTAGAAAACCAATAAGAAAAAGAAAAGGTGGAGGTATGGCATATCAACTATATGGTGGTAGCACTAAAAATATTTCTAATGGTAATAAATTTATACAGTCTTTTTATGATAAGGATAAATAATGCCACAGTCATTAGAAGATTTAGTAGAACAGTTTAGAGAAGAAGGCTTATCTAAAGAAGAAGCTATTAAAGCTGCAAAGAAAAGATTTTTACAAGAAACAAAAAGAAAAACAAATACTAAAGTAAGAAAAGCTAAATTTGGTGGAGTCGTTAAAACAAATAACATGGGTGACTCTCTTGTTGCAAGTTTTTATAAAGGAGATAAATAATGGGACAGTTTATAGGTAAAACAATTATAGAAGGTGGTCAAGGTAGAACCATCAAGAAATATAATTTAAATGATATTGTAGGTAGACCAACTGGACAAGGTTATGGTAAAGCAAGAAGTGGGCCACAAACTAAAGGACCAATCGAAGCTGTATCAGATGTTAAATACCCACAAGGTGAACCTTTCGATATAGAAAAGTAAGTGGCTATAAATAGAAAAGAAAAGCCTAAGAAAAAAGGCAAAGGCATGAAAGGCATGTCCATTAAGAGTGGCGACAAGAGACCAACTAAACAAGGAGCAGGTCTTACAGCAAAAGGTGTCGCTAAATATAGGAGGCAAAATCCAGGAAGCAAACTTCAGACTGCAGTTACTGAAAAGAATCCAAAAGGTAAAAGAGCAGCAAGAAGAAAAAGTTTTTGTGCAAGGTCAGCAGGACAAATGAAGAAGTTCCCAAAGGCAGCCAAAGACCCTAATTCACGATTAAGACAAGCGAGAAAAAGATGGAGATGCTAAATTTCATATTTAATAAGTAATATACCACATTTCAAATGTTGGGTGCGAAAAGAGTTTACACACAATCACGAAATGTATCATGGTGAGTATTTACATGGACTAGCGATTGCGGTCAATACTTTACCAGACAGATGTTTAAGTTTCCAGGTAGTTTTTACTGGAGTTAATGAAGAAGAAAATGTAACCGGTGGTGCAATGTGGGCACGAATGCCAATCACAAGTTTGGTGGCAGATGAACCACTAGAAGAGATGCCAGAAAGAATGGACACTCATTTAGCACAACCTTGGGACTGTTCCTCTAGAGGTCATTCTATAATAGTGATGGATAGAATAAGTTCTAGTCCTTGGTACTGTAAAATAGATGGTGAGTTTTACAAAGGTCGTTATATGTTTACTGTTGATTATACTGATAGTTATATAAGTGATGACCCAGCTCAACACAAACAAAGTCACGTACTGCAGTTAATAGATGCAGACAAATGGACAGGTAATATCGTGGCACTACCTAATAACAGAGTTAGAGTAACTAATCCTGCTTTATGGGTGACAGGTGAAGGTCCACCGGATTTTATACCAAGTCAGTATATTCATTCAGCAGAAATACATGATAGTTACACAGATGCTCACACAACTTTTGATAACTTATATAAACAGGAGAAAAAACGTGGCAGGAAAAACAAGTAAATACAGAGCTAAAGGCGGTGTAGTAAAACGTATGGGTGGTGGTAAAACATCTAAGTACAGAGCCAAAGGCGGCACAGTAAGTAAAATGGGTGGAGGTATGATAGGTTTTAAAAAGACCTCTAAGTACAAAGCTAAAGGTGGTATGGTAAAACGTATGGCCGGAGGTAAAACATCTAAGTATAAAGCTAAAGGTGGAGTAGTTAGTCGTATGGGTGGTGGTAAAACATCTAAGTACAGAGCTAAAGGCGGAAGAGTTAAATAATGGCTGCTAAAAAGAAAACTAAAAAAAGTGGTTCTAAACCTACTAATCCTGCTCTATATAGTAGAGTAAAGGCAGAAGCTAAAAGAAAGTTTGATGTTTACCCAAGTGCATATGCTAATGCTTGGTTAGTTCGTACCTATAAGAAACGTGGTGGTGGATATAGGAGTGCATAATGGCTAAACCTAAAGGTGGACTTACAGCATGGTTTGGCAAAGGACCTAAAGGTGACTGGGTAGATATTGGTGCACCTAAAAAGAAAGGTAAGTTTCAATCTTGTGGTAGAGCAACTACTAAAGGTAGTAAAAGAAAATATCCTAAATGTGTACCAAGAGCAACAGCTAGAAAAATGACTAAGTCACAAATAACCAGTGCTGTTAAAAGAAAAAGAGCAAAGGCACAAGGTGTAGGTGGTAAACCAACAAATGTAAGAACATTTAAAAAGAAGAAAAAATCATGAAGATAACATCTGAGTTAATTAATACAGTACATAATATATCTTGGTTTGATGGAATAATTTATATCATACTTGGTTTATGTGTTTATGCAGCATACAGATGGATAAAAAATAAAATATAATTCGTTTGACTCTATGAGTTGGAAGTAAGTATTAACTGAAGAAACGCACTAACTTTAATTAGGAGGTGTCATGGATAATCAAACATTATACATTTTAAAAAAACAAAAGGAAGAATATAACATGGTAAAACAATTAAGAAAACTACCAAGTCAATTACGAAAGGCTTCTAAACTTCATAGAGGCCAAGCTAAAATAATTGAAAACTATGTGAGAAAAAATGAAAAAAAGAAAAGACCCAAAAGTAGGAACAGGAAAAAAGCCTAAAGGTTCTGGTCGTAGATTATATACAGACGAGAATCCAAAAGATACAGTTAGTATTAAATATGCAACTGTAGCAGATGCTAAAAAGACTATAGCAAAAGTAAAAAGAATTAAAAAACCATATGCTAGAAAAATACAGATATTAACTGTGTTAGAACAAAGAGCAAAGTTTGGTGGGAAGCCAGAGCAGTCAAGATTAGCAAAGGCAGCTAAGAAACAATTAAAACAAGCGAGAACAGTATAATGGCACAATCCGGCACATTTAATTTTAATTTAGATATTGATGAAGTAATACAAGAAGCAATGGAAATGATTGGTGGTGAAGAAACACTAGGTCATGAACCACAATCTGCTAGACGTTCTATTAACTTAATGTTAAATGATTGGCAAAATAGAGGTGTATTACTTTGGTCTACCTTTACAACTGCAGTAACTGTTGCAACGAGCACCACAACATATGCATTAGATAGCTCAGTTAATGATGCTTTATTTGTTACATACAAAGAAACATCTTCTGCAGTTGAAACTAAATTAGAAAGAATATCTTTTGAAGAGTATCATGTAATACCTAATAAAGACCAATCAGGTAGGCCAACACAATATGCTGTTAAAAAAGATATAGATAATCCTACTTTACATCTTTTTCCTGTACCAGATAATTCTACTGGTGTGTTAGGTGTAGAGGCAATTCGCCAAGTTCAAGATGCAAATAAATCATTTAATCAAAATGCAGATGCTCCAGTAAGATTTTTACCTTGTCTTACTGCAGGTCTTGCATACTACATGGGATTAAAAAGACCTAATATACCTGGTGAAAGATTAGGATTATTAAAACAAAATTATGAAGAATTATTAATGAGAGCTATGGAAGATAATAAAGATAGAGCAAGTCTTATGATAAAACCTAGATTGAGATATATTTAATGGCAACAAATAAAAGAGCATTAGCTGTATGTGATAGTTGTGGTATGAGATACCCACATAGGGTAATGAAAAAAAGTAGCTACAATACAATCAGATGCCCTGAATGTTTTGATGCTAATTTTGATTTTAAAAATCATCCACAAAATAGAGTTCCAGATGTAAGAGATGACCCTACTATTAAAGACCCAAGACCTGATGATGGTGGTAGAAATGCAATATGGAATACAACAGCAATAACTTGGGATGATGATTCAACACAAGTTGCTAGAGATTGGGATACAATATGACAACATTAACTGGAAGATTAATAAATAATACATATAAGCAACTATTAAAGATAGGTGTTTCTACTAATACAGGTATTACAAGTTCATTAGTAACAATACAAGATGGTGATGGTAGTGCTACAGCTTTACAATTAGCTACAAGTGCTGCACAAGTAGATGGCACATTATTTGTAGGAAAAACTTTTGGAGTATCAGGTGATGCTTCAGTAGCAGGTGATTTAGCAATAGCAAATAAAGTTTGTGCTTCTTCTTATTTTGGTGATGGTTCTAATTTAACAGGTTTAACTTTTACTGGTGATGTATCTGTATCTAGTTTAATTGTTACTAATAATGTAACTGTAGGTGGTAATGTTACTGTTGGTGGTAACATTATGGTATCTGGTGGTGAGATACAACTTAAAAATACAGGTACTCAATCTAATATAAAATTATATTGTGAATCAGCAAATGCTCATTATGCAGCTTTACAAGCTCCGCCACATGCTTCTTTTAGTGGTAATATAACAATAACTTTACCTAGTAGTGCAGCAACCTTAGTTGGAACATCTACTACTGATACATTAACAAATAAAACATTTGGTGATAAGGTCGATTTCAATGATGATGTTTGTATTAGTGGTGATGCAATTATTGTTGGTAATACAACTGTAGGTGGTACATTATCAGTAGGCGGTGCTGTTAATTTATTAAGTACAGCAACTGTATCAGGAGCCGCAGGATTTTTAAGTAGTGTAAGAGTTAGTGGAGCTACTTCACTTGCCTCTACATTAGATGTAGGTGGTAATGTTTCTATTGGAGGTAACGTAACTGTAAAAGGTGATGTTCATGTTAGTTCTAAAGTTTGTGCCTCTGCATTTTATGGTGATGGTACAAATATTACAGGGATACCTATTTCAGGTAATATATCAGTTTCAAATGCACAAATTGGTGGTACATTAAAAGTATCTTCTACTGCAACAATCGAAGGTGCTACACATTTAAAAAGTACATTAAGTGTAGCAGGAGCAGCAGGATTTAATTCAACTGTAACAGTAGCTGGAGTAGGAACATTTAAAGATAGTGTATCTGTATCTGGTAATGTTAACATAGGTGGTACAACTACTATTGCAGGTAATACAAGTATTGGTGGTACACTTGATGTAGCAGGTAATGTATCATTAGGTGGTAATGTTACAGTTAAAGGAGATGTTCATGTAAGTTCTAAAGTATGTGCTTCAGCATTCTTTGGAGATGGTTCTAATTTAAGTAATATTACTGCTGTTGTTCAAGGTAATATATCAGTTTCAAATGCTACTATAGGTGGTAATTTATATGTAAGTGGTACTACTACAGTTGTAGGAGCTGCACATTTACAAAGCACATTAAGTGTCGCAAGTAATGCAGTTATAGGTGGCACAGCTACTATTGTAGGCAACGCATCAATAGGAGGAACATTAAGTGTAGGTGGTGCAGCTAATTTTATAAGCACAGTTACTGTATCAGGAGCTGCAGGATTTTTAACAACAGCAAGAGTTTCTGGTAATACTACAATAGGTGGTACTTTAGATGTAGCAGGTAATACTTCATTAGGCGGAACTGCAGTTATAACTGGTAATGCAACATTTGATGGTGATGTATCAGTATCTGGTGATATGAATATTGGAGGTCATACTACAATAGCCGGAGCAGTATCATTAGGTTCTACTTTAGATGTAACAGGTAATACTTCAATAGGAGGTACATTTTTAGCAACAGGTAAAGCAGAATTTGAAGATGATGTTTCTGTAAGTGGTAGTGCTACTATTAAAGGAACTGTAAGTGTTGGTGGTGGTATTATTGATTTAAAAAATACAGGTTCACGTTCTGAACTTAGAATGTATTGTGAATCAGCAAATGCTCATTATGCTGCATTAAAAGCACCTGCACACGCAGATTTTTCTGGAAATATATCTTTAGTAATGCCTGCATCTGCAGATACATTAGCAGGATTAGCAGCAACACAAACATTTACAAATAAAACTTTTGGCGATAAAGTAGAGTTTGATAATGACGTTTGTATATCAGGCAATGCTTTTATAGGAGGAACAGCTACAATAGCTGGTAATGTTTCTATAGGTGGTACATCTAATATTACAGGTAAAGCTGAGTTTGAAGATGATGTGTCAGTAAGTGGTAATGTTGCTATAGGTGGAACAACAACTATAACAGGTGCTGTATCTCTTGGAAGTACATTAGATGTAGCAGGTAATGCATCTGTATCTGGCAATTTAAATATAGGTGGAACTGCAACTATAGGTGGTAATACATCTGTAGGTGGTACATTAACAGTAGGTGGTAAAGCAGAGTTTGATGGAGATGTTTGTGTATCAGGTAATTCACAATTAGTAGGCACATTAAAAGTAACAGGAGCTACAACTATAACAGGTAACTCTGGTTTCTTAGGCACAGTAAGAGTATCAGGCAATACTTCAT